TTGAGGTGACAACATCAACCCCAGCAACAGCCCAAGAATATTTAGGATACAAGTTTATCCTAACCCGTGATGCAACTGATACTACTAAGGGACCAATCATGGAAGGCTATCAGGCTAAGGCAACTATTGCTACGCCTCGACAGCGAGTAATGAGATTCCCCGTCTATTGCTACGACGTGGAGACAGATAGATATAACGTGCAGGTTGGATATGAAGGCAGAGCCTTTGATAGAATTAACCAACTAGAATCCGTTGAAGAAAGCGGAGACGTTGTAACTTGGCAGGACCTTACCACAGGTGAGTCACGTCAGGCTATCATTGAACAAATCTCTTTCACCCGCCTCACACCTCCAGACCGTGGCTTCACGGGCTATGGTGGTGTCATTGATATCACGATTAGGACAGTCTAATGCAAGCACAAGACTACGCAACTGTTGCCGTTGCAGTATTAACAATTGTAGGTGGATTCCTTGGTGCAGTTAAGTGGCTAGTCAAGCACTACCTCAACGAACTTAAGCCCAACTCAGGCTCAAGCCTTAAAGATTCCGTCATTAGACTGGAAGAAAAAGTAGAAATCCTATACCAAATGATGTTACAGCGAGGGAAGAATGAATGAAAATTGTTGTCAAGAAAGCCACACCTGCCGCTACTGCTGTCCTTCGACAAGCCACAGCGATAGCGCCCTCTCGTTTGAAAGTATCCGATGGACTTCTGCCGTCGAAAGCACATCAGGCACAGAGTCCAACCAGCGACCATAACACAGGTCTTGCTGTAGATTTAACCCATGACCCTAAGCACGGCATCGACTGCGTCGACATCTTCCAGAAACTAAAGGAAGACAAGCGAGTCAAGTACCTGATTTTCAAGGGAAAGATTTGGTCGAAGGAACGTGCAGCAGAAGGCGACCGTGAATACACAGGTAGCAACAAGCACAATAAGCACCTACATATTTCAATCAACGATGGGGCGGGCAATGATACTTCACCTTGGTTCTGGTGGCTTAATCAGCCTAAGGTAATCAATCAGGTGAAGGCGGTACTCACACCATCGCCAAGTAAGAAAACGTATAAGACTGAAGTTTGCACTTGTTGCAAAGTCCATGCGTCAAATCCTACGTCCTAAGGAGGACTTATGAATACAGAGAAACTAGTTGCAATTGCAGGCACATACCTACGTGCAGCTTTCGCATCAGTGCTAGCAATGTACATCGCAGGAATCACAGACCCTAAGGCATTAGGTTCAGCCTTCCTCGCATCCCTTGCTGCACCTATCCTAAAGGCTCTAGACTCTAAAGAGACTGCCTACGGCAAAGGCTCAGAGTAACCATTTAAGGGCCCTAGCGGGCCGATAGCAACAAGAAACCCCCCTTCCTAAGGTAATCACCCTAGGTTGGGGGGTCTTTTGTCGTTTCTAAATGTTACTTGATGTCATCATCGTCGGCTTCGATGTCTTCGACGAGCTCCCTAAATGTCCTGATGTCTTTCTTGTATTGATATTCCTGGAATCGATTAATCAGTTCTAGGTATACATCACGTACTGCTACTGCTGCTAATACTCCAAAGAAAACTTCTAACATAGTATCTCCTATAGTATAATATATATATATTATTATATATAATATAACCCCCGAAGGGGGTTTATTTATTATATATTATATTTAATTATACACGTAGAATCTGATGATGTAAATAAGCGAGGCAGGTACGCCTATTGGCACTGATGTCTGAGTGTGCTATGATTGTGTAATGATTCAACTTGGAGATTACGAATTACCTGAACACGTAAGTTACTCAGCGTTCAGTACCTATGTCGACTGCGGTTATCAGTACTACCTTGGTCGACTCATGCAGGTTCCTGAGGAATCATCAGTCTGGTCAGTAGGTGGCTCTGCCTTCCATACGGCGACAGAAATGTGGGACTTAGAAAATGCAGAATGAATTATGGGCGAAAGCCTGGGCACAAGAACTTGGTGACAAGGACCTGACCAATGCACGTGTTGGTGGTCGAGCAACCAAGGCTAACCCACAGAAGGAAGATGTTAACTTTTGGCAAGCGACTGGACCTCAATGGGTACAGGCGTACATTGATTGGCGTAAGGCTAACCCTAACTGGAAGCTGTGGAAAACACCACAAGGTGCACCAGCGATTGAGTTAGCGATGCTACCTGAATTTGCTGGCGTGCCAGTCAAGATGATTCTTGATAGGGTGTTTGAAGTCAATGGCGAACTGGTAATCGTCGACTTGAAAACCTCTCAGCAAACACCAACCAATACACTGCAACTAGGATTCTACAAGGTCGGTATGCTAAAGACCTTTGGTATCGATGTTAAGTGGGGGACCTATTGGATGGCACGTCAGCACGGTGTGTCACCTCTTGTTAGCCTCGAGCAGTACACAGAGGATAAACTTGAGTACCTTGTTTCAGGTTTTGACAAGGCTCGCAAAGCTGGAATCTTTTTACCGAACACAAACAACTGCCAATATAAATGCGGATTGACAGCACACTGTCAGTTCTCAACGAAGATAGGATAACAAATGGAAGAATGGAAACTACAAGTTAGTTACAAGACACCTGCTGGTGACATGATTAACGTCCGCGCTAATACCGCTGACGAACTAAGTGTGTTGCTTGAAGGTGTTGGCGACTACTCAACTCAGGTTGCAGCAGTGCAACGATTGGTTGTTGGTGCTTACAATGCAGCCCCTTTGGGGACCACGCCTTCAACTCCAAGCACAGCGCCATCCACTTACTCCGCTCCACCCCAGGCGCAGGGTCCGTTACTTACACCTCCACCAAGCGCGGTAACTCCATCAGGACAAGCGAGCCCGACGTGCGTACACGGAGCGAGAATCTTCCGACAGGGAGTGAGCAAAGCGAGTGGGAAGCCTTACGCTTTCTGGGCATGCCCAACCCCACAGGGGACTCCAGACCAGTGCAAGCCAGTAAACTAAAACGTTAATGAAGGAACGCAGCTACCGACGTACACCACAGAAGTGGCTGCGTTCTTTCTATACAGAAGGGAATGAATCAGGATGCGTACACTTGTCCGCTCAGTTGGTCGTTCCAGTATTGGTGGAGAACCGCTCCCTAGTTGCTTTAAGGCATTCGAAAGTAACAAGATTATCATTAGGCGCTCTGAGGTTTCGATGTTCGCAGCCGCACCTGGAGTCGGAAAGTCAACACTAGCACTGGCTTTAGCGTTGAAGATGAAAGTCCCAACACTTTACATCTCAGCAGATACCAATGCACACACGATGGCTATGCGATTAGCCTCAATGATTTCAGGTAAGTCACAGACTGACGTTGAAGCATTGATGAATACAGACCATGGTTGGACAAAGGCAACACTTGCAAAGGGTAGTCACATTGTATGGTCGTTTGAATCAGCACCAACACTACAAGATATTGATGAAGAAGTGCAAGCCTTCGAAGAACTATGGGGTTGCCCACCAACATTGATTGTTGTAGATAACTTAATGGATGTAGCCACCGATGGTGGCGAAGAGTTTGCATCAATGCGTGCAATCATGAAGGAGTTGAAGTATCTTGCGAGAGCGACTAACGCTGCAGTGGTTGTACTACACCACACTTCGGAGGCTGTCCAAGGTAGCCCGTGTCAACCACGGTCGGCTATTCAGGGTAAGGTTGCTCAACTTCCTGCTCTTATATGCACCCTCGGCGTTGTTGGTACTTCTATGGGTGTTGCACCTGTTAAGAATAGATACGGTAGAGCTGACGCAGGAGGAGGACTCATGACATGGGTTGCCTTTAATCCTGAGTACATGTTCATTGATGATATACCAGAGAACGTATGATTACATCATATTCTCTGACACCACAAGAAGAAGCAATCGCAGTAGAGGTTGGATATCAAAGACAAAAGGTGTACTTCGGAGACCCAACTAAGAATGTTAACTATTCAGAGGGAGACCTTTGGGAGTTATGGCAACATGCTGTTGCTGCTGGTAGTGAGTTAGCATTCGCTCGCATGATTGGTAAGACAGATTTTGTACCACATTTTAATAAATGGAAAACAGAATTAGATATCCCTGGACTTGGTGAGGTTCGCTATACATTTAGCGACCAACCTAAGTTAAGATATACCAGTCGCGATGATGACTCTTTGGTCTACATCTTGATGTCAGATGGTATGCGCCATAAGACAAGACGTGTAGGACCAGATTGGCTGGGTGCTCCATACCGAGCAATTGGTTGGTCACACGGAAGTCAGTGTAAGAAGGATGAGTTTAGATATAATGAAAGAACTTGGTACGTACCACCGCAACATTTGTATCCTATGGATGCATTAGATATATTCGCTGGACAAACAAAAGAATGAGGAGAAAGAATGCTAATGGAAAAGACACTAAAGATTATGCGACAAGAAGCATACGTTGAAGGTTGGCAAGATGCAGTATCTGCGCTGACTAAAGAGTATGAAGATAGATTACGTTTGGTCATTGATAAGTTCGAACTACCAAAGGAATACGAAGTAGATGACGACACGCAAGAGCCACAAGGCTAGAGGTGCGACGTACGAAACAGACATCCGAGACTGGTTTAGAGCAAATGGATACGATAGTGAACGACTTGCTCGAACAGGTGCACGAGATGAGGGCGACGTTGTTGTCCGCAAAGACTTCCTTGGAAGCATTGGCGTTATCGAATGCAAGGCACCAGGTGCAGGCAATGCCATTGACCTTAGTGGTTGGACAAAGGAAGCACAGATTGAAGCAACGCATTATGCGGAAGCAAGGGGTATCGACCGTGACACCGTCCTCCCAGCGTTACTTATCAAGGCTAGAGGAAAGTCAATAGCAGATTCATATTTAGTATTACGATTAGGAGATGTATTCGGTGAATGATTTACCCAGCATCAAGGCTGTACTAGAACACTATGGTGCTAGTATGCGTCGTGACCATGGGCAAGTCAACCTGAAGTGTCCGTTCCATGGTGACTCACATCAAAGTGGAACTGCAAACCTAGACGAGAATCTATTTGTTTGCTTTGCCTGCGGTGTACAAGGAAACAGTTTACAAATCATAGCACAACAAGAAGGATGTGACATACGTGGGGCAGCAAAATTCGCAGAAGGAACTCTTGGGCATAGCGTCCAAAAAGTACCAGGAAAGCATCTATCAGGCAGAGGTCTACCTTCGAAGCAGGGGTATAACTCTGGAGGTAGCACGGTTGGCACGATTAGGCGTAGTCGCGGAGCCTGAACCAGGACATGAGCAGTACACGGGACGCTTGTCAATTCCTTACGTCACTAAGACTGGCATCTCAGACATACGCTTTCGTTCACTCAACCCTGCCGTTGAACCTAAGTACATGGGTATGGTAGGTGCAGATACGAAGATGTACAACGTATTAGATATTGAACGAGCAGGCGATTGGATTGGAGTATGCGAAGGTGAACTCGACACCCTTACTATGTCACGATGTGTTGGAATCCCATGCGTCGGAGTACCAGGAGCAAACTCTTGGAAGAAACACTACACAAGATTACTTGCTGACTTCGAGCGCATCTTTGTTTTCGCAGACGGAGATGGACCAGGACGAGAGTTTGCAAACAGTTTGGCAAGAGAACTACCAGTCACTATCGTGGGATTTGGTGACGGGGAAGATGTTAATTCGGCGTACACAAAGTACGGTGCGAGTTTCATTAAAGAAAAGATGGGATTAACAAATGAAGAATAAGATTAATCCTTGTCCAGAATGTGGACAACACTTTGATAATGTGTTCGAAGCAACAGACCATCTACTTGAAGATGATGAAGAGTTCGACCCAGCATTGGTATTGCCTAACGGCTATCGCCTTATGATTGGTTCGTTGTTACGTTGTATGTACCGCTATGCAAACGACCCTGAACAGATACGAAAGATAACGCAAGACACGTATATGACTTTGTTCTCAGCGGAGACAGACCCAGATACAGTACTTGAAGTTATTGAAGATATGATTGTTGGCTCTAGCATGGTAGGAATTGATGATGAACTTAAACAGCTACTCGAAGATGGAGAGTGAAGAGATATGGCAGATTATCCAATACGTATCAGGACTGGGATTGAAGATAGAAGCGTATCAGAAGCAAGGCGACCAGCTAAAGATAACCTTGGCGATACCTCTATTGCACGCGAAGTCCACCTAGAGGTGCACCTTAGCAACACAATCAAAGAGTTGTCTGAGTTGTTGCTAAGTAAGCATAAGGACTATGGTCCTAAGAATATATCACAAGCACCAGGCGGTGCAATCAATGGCCTGCGTGTACGTATGCATGATAAGTTAGCACGAATCAATAACCTGATTGACAGCGGTGCAAACCCTGAGCACGAATCCTTAGAAGATTCCTTCAAGGACATGGCTAACTATGCAATCATTGGGTTGCTGGTTTTACGAAAGCAATGGGACAATGACTAACAAATCTTCATTCGATTTAGACTTTGGATACGGACGCAAGGGTGAGCAGTTAGTAGATGAGTTGCTTACTGGTGGGCGTACTGTCGAAGTTAAGCGCGACCGCAAGTGGGCTAAGACTAACAACCTATACATTGAGACTGAGTGCTTCTTTAAGAAGATTGAGGACTGGGCACCATCAGGGTTAGGTGTAACTGAAGCTGCTTACTGGGCGTTCGTGCTCGAAGATAGCACACTCATTGTCCCAACAGATGCGTTGCGTTATGCAGTAAAAGAATTTGGTAGAGAGATTACGTGTAACATCCCACCTAATCTGTCTAAGGGATTCTTAATTACAGTAGATGATTTAATGTCAGCCACACGACTATACAAGAAGGCAAAGGCAGATGAACTGGCAACAAATTGAGCCGTGGGAATATGTAATCGTTGCGGTAGCATCAGAGTATCACCGCAAGTTTGATATGGTTGAACTCGAAGACATCAAGCAAAGTCTATACGAGTGGTTTACTAAGCACCCTAACAAGGTAGCTGAGTGGGAGAAGATAGGTAACAAGGATGCAAAGAACCTTATCTATCGTAGCCTACGCAACCATGCATTAGATTACTGTCAGAAGTGGAAGGCTAAGTCTGTTGGATACGACGTATCTGATTTGTATTACTATGAAGCAGATGTTGTAGAAGCATTACTTCCTGCTGTGTTGCGTGCTGAGTATGGTGTTACTCATAAATTAAACTTAGGCAGACCAGGGCGTCCAAGCGCCCCTTCTGAAGGTGGAAATCTATCTGTCATGATGATGGAAATAGACTCCGCATATTGGAAGTTAAGTAAAGAGGATAGAAAGATACTTTTCTTCCGATATGCAGAGTCTATGGACTACAAAGAGATAAGCAATTACTTATCACTAGGTAGTGATGACGCAGCCCGCATGAGAGGTAACAGGGCTGTCAAGCGACTGGTCAATAAACTTGGTGGCTTTAAGCCATACCTAGACAAAGACCTTCAAGAGGAAGTAAGTGAAACCCCAGACGAATTTGTAGAGTCCGAAGAGCGCAGCCATCATGATGAATGGGAGCAAGCAAGCGAGGATAGTCTCTAGTAGTTTACTATTCATCGTCGAATGTATACTCCTTATCGAAATCAGTCTCGCTGTTTAGCATCTCTTGTATCATACCTTCTAAGTCCAGCTCTGCTGGGTCAACATGTAGTGCTTCCCCATTTACATTATAGAACTCTTCAATCTCTTTCATGCTAGCAAACTGTAGTTCATCAGACTGTAAGTCACAGGCTGAACAACCACCGTCTTCGCATACCTCACATACCATTTGCTATCCTCCTGTTGAATAGAATCCACTGCCATTAAACCTGACAGGCGGCGCACTGTACACCCTTACCATTGGCTCATTGCAACTGTCGCAGTAAGGTATGATTTCCTGTTCAGTCATACCCCTACTGATTGTGATAGTGCTTGAGTCAATCTCACATTTGTATTCATAGCTAGCCATTAGTTTGCTCCTAAGTCTTCACTTCTTGGGTAGACAATAGTTTGTGCATCTGCCCATGGGTCAACAGTAATAGCCTCTAAAGAATTTTCTATAGCATTACGTAGTTCTCGGTGCATCTCTCTATCATTCTGTATGTACTCACGGTTCGCTACAATCTGATGTAGAAACTCAGTCATCTTCTATCTCCGTTCCTTCTGGTGTTGGTGCTGTTGCTAGTGTACCACACTCAGCGCACTCCATGTCAAGGAAGTACATACCAATCTCTCCGTCGTCATCAAAGATAGTCTTGAGATTCCAAATCTCACAACCACATGGGCACACTAGTGTAGGCTCACCGCGTATGTCCATAGCCTGACTGTAATCAGGGCGCATCTCTGTTACATGCTTAGCCATTAGTAGTTACCATTCCTTTTCCAATGAGACCATGCTTCGCATGGCGTGCCGTATCTATAGTAAATATAATCAAGTCCTCTGTCAATTTGTTGTGGTGCTGGTGTGTCAGGGTCAAGCCCCAATAGTTGTGGTATACCACCAGCATGCTTCCCCATCACGCGGATAGTATTGAAAGCACTTGGGTTCCAAGCACTCTCTTTGCCCCACAATCTATTGAGGCATGACACCTGATTATCTTTCCACTCGTTGAGCTTGTCTCTAGCGTATGCCTTGCTATCAACGACATTCCATTCTACGCGCACGCCTTTGTCTGTTGTGTCCGTGGCAGGTTTTGAATTGTCTGTTACTAGTAGTGCAATCACTACGAGTAGTAAGAAAGTTAATGATTTCATTTAGTGGTTGCCCTTACTCTGTGTGCGAAGTTAATCATAGACCTACGATTGTTCCATGTCAATGAAACATCTGTAAGTATGAGACGCTCACCAGGCAGAGTGCCTCCCCAAATACCATTGTCTAAGTTCTCTTTCTTCATACCCTCAGCAAAGCATTCAGCCTTGACAGGGCATGCGTTGCAGATAGATAGCGCGGTCCGCACGTTGGCGATACGTTGCTTGTACTCTTGACTGTTCTCATTGATGTGGTAGTTGTCAATGTCGCTATCAATAGACTCGCTGAACCATAGGTCAGGGTTCTCATGACCTGTGCATAGACCTTGCATACTCTATCCCCTATCTCTCTAGTGCTATCTCTGTCATCTCGTCGAATTCTTCGTCGAGTTCTTCTTCATCATCATACCCTAATGCTACGTCGTCGTCAAGTTGTGGCTCATAGCTCATGCTTGTACTCCTTTCCTACTTCGTAATCATTACATACTGCTTCTACTGCTTCATCTAACTCTCGTCGTAACTGTGTCTGTTGCTCGCTTGATAGGTGAGCAATCATCTCATCAGTTAGTTCTGCTTTCCAAGTACTCATTGTCTATCCTCTCTAGTAAATAATAGTGAGCAGTTTATACTCATGCTCAGGAGTTATGCTTACGCTTCGAACACTACTTCTGTGTAGCCGTCGAGTCGCTCATGTGTAGTGATAAGACCCTTGCTACCTGTGATGTGCTTGTATGTGCCGTTACCTAGCGATACCCAAACCGACTTAGGCTTGAAGCGTGTCTGTGAAGGTAGTGCCTTCACGATAGTGCCACGCTTTGGGTAGTCACTTGATGTATCAACTGCGTTGTATGAAATCTCGTCTGCGATAATGCGTAATTCCTCAGCGAGATTTAAGATTGTGTCGTTAGACATTTGTTACCTCTCTAGTAATCGTATAGGAAATCAGCAAGGCTTCTTGTGCTTTGCCAATCTTTGTTGGGTGTGTAACACAGGCAGTCATCTATCATGATTGAACAATCAAAGCATGACTTGCACATGTTACAGTAGTACGGGTTGTCTGTCAAGTCTGTGCCAGACTCGCAGTAGGGACATAGCTCTAAGTCTATGTCCACATCTACTGCGTAGTCCCACAGTTTGTCGGTATAATCTGTGGCTTTGACAGGCTCTAGGTAGGTAGTACGCTTATGACTTTGGTTACTCCACCAGATACCTTCATTGTCCCATGAACCAGCCGACTCATTGAGTAGATACATAGGGTGTTGCGCTGCTGGGTCACATGTAATGATAGCAATCTTGCTACCTTTAGCCCAAGTCTCAGCCATAATCCATACGTTATCATCATCAAGTGCGGACACGCCACCAATTCTAGGTAGTGTATCCTCAGCGAAGACACGCGTATCACTACGCTTGTCGGACTTGCCGATACTTATGTCAAGCACACCATTGTGCGCTAGGTAAGTACGCTCATCATTACCAACCTTGAACGGGTGGCAATTCTGTTCGTTCTTAACACCATGTGTGGCGTATCGTGCGTGCCACATGGCGTATCCGTCTGGGAATTGCTTGCGTAATTCCAAGAAGCGGGCAATAGATTTTTTAGCAGACATGCTACGCTCTGAGATAATCCTATCACCAGCATGAATAGCAAAGCCAAATCCGTGTGGATTACTACACGCGCCAGCGTGTAAGTCTGCTTTGTTTGGTGTGGAGTTTGGCTCGCACACTACAAGTAAGCACATAGTATCATCTCCCTAAGCGTTAGCAGTTATCTTGTTGTTGATGTCTACTGATTGTATCTTGTCCAACCTAGAGTATAGGTCGGGGTAGAGTCCATTGTTGGACACTACATAGTCAGCAAACCACTCCCAAGATAGTGCGCCAAGTTTGACGTCATCTAGTCGTAGTTCCCTAGTGTATTCTACCATGGCTTGTGCTAAGTCTAGGGCACTTAACACGCCACTTGCTTTCATTGTGCCCCTGAAGAAGCGCAATTCTATGGTGTTCTTGTTCTGTGTATTGACGGCTGAGTATCTCTCTGTGCTGTGTCGGTCGGGGTTGCCGACCTTGTGCTTGATAGAGAATACTGGGCGGTCAAACTCATCAAAGGTGTACACATCATTGAACCTTGCGAACCGAGTCTTACGACCTGCAAACTTCATCATGTGTGGTGCGTTGTGGTACACAAAGGCTATGAACCTATGCAAGTGTGCGCCACTACTAAATCCGTCACGACTTAGGTGTATGTGCAGACCACATGTGTCTGTATCCCACGACCTAGCGTCATAGTCTTTGCGTAGTGACTCTATGGTATTCCATAGTAGCGCACTATTCTCGCGGTATTCTTGGTGCGTGTGCGGGTGAGTAACTATCTCGAACCCGTTGCTGATACTGCCGTCATGCTTTAGGTATGCAGTACCTAGCAAGGCACTAGAAGCAAAGTACGCACCCTCATCTACGCGTGCGCGTGGCAACTCTGTCTCTAGCTCAAAGCCGAGATACATGTTGCGCTTGCTGATACCTTTGAAGATAGGTGCTGGCTTGCATGAGTAGTCGTGGATAGTACCGCTACTACGATAGGCACGACAACACTTACCCTCTACACTATCGCTCTCACGACAATCGCATGGGTAGTCATTGTGGTATGACTCGTCACAGTCATCACAGTAATAGCACTCGTCAGAGTAGCATGACTCACAGTATGGGTTATCACCCACATAGGTCGTGCTCTCTGATGATGAAGAACTGCATGACTCACAATAGTAACTGTGGTTCTCGTAGCAATACTCGCACCACTCTTCATTGTCTACTGTGTGACTATCATCACTAGCCATGCCGTCATTACAACGCTCGCAAATGCTAGCACAATCGTAACAGTATAACTCGTCTCGCACTACTATGTTTCTATCCGTGTCTGTGATTGACTCGCAACCACCACACACGAAAACACAATCTGTGCAGTAAATGTAGCCAGTAAAGACTACCTCATCACCTTCTTGTATCTCACTAGAGCATGTGTGGCATACTTTAGTATCCTTATCTTCCATGTATCTCACCCCCTCTCGTTGTATAGTCGTAGTATAGCATGGCGTTAAGCCTTTGTCAATTCTTTCGCGTTGTCAATTATAGCGTCTGCTATCTTAGAGCGCAAGGTCTGTACCTCTAGCACTAGGCTAGGGAAATCGTTGCGCTTATGGGTATCCTCTTGCACTCTAAGTGCCATGCGGATAACTTCGACCTCACGTTGAGTAAGGTCTAACAATAGGTTATCGTGCGTCATAGTAGCCTTCGTATTGGCGCAATCTGCGCTCCAATACATAGACTCTACGGAAGGCTATCACTAGCATAGTGTTAGCAAGTGCTAACGCTATTACTACCGCGACTAGGTCGCTTGCAGATAGTGTCATGTCTAACCTCTCTCTAGTATGATAGGCGTAGCCTACCATAGGCTTGACGGCTTGTCAAGTCGTGCCACGCTAGGGCTCGAACCTAGACCTACCCCCGCAATCGGGCGTGGCGAATACTATTTGTCGTGTACGTTGAGATTAAGTGTAGCAGACGTGTCTGCCGTTGTCAAGTTGCGTACTATTGCTAGTGCGGTTTCATCATCAAGGGTCGGTAGCACGCGCTCAACCTTAGGCATGTTGGACTTTACGGCATGGCGTGGGCGTGTACGGCGTACAGCCTTGCCATGTGTAGTGTCACTCAACCGCCAACCGCGTGAGCCTAAGCGTGTGCTAGTGGCTCGTACAGTAAGTGCGGTGATACCATTAAAGTTAGTGTCTATGCTATTCCGACCCGTTAGGGTCGTTGCCATGCGTTATCCTTTCATGCTTAGACTAGGGTATCTCCCTATTCTAGTGTCGCGCTAGGTTACGAGCCTAGTATAGCCTATGCTACGCGACTTGTCAAGTTAGACACAATAGAGTCGTGTTACTCAACCCCGCGGGTCTGCTACTAAGTAACGAGTCAAGCCTATCATGTCTCTATTGACTTGTCAAGTGGTGACGCTCTAACTTTCGCTAGGTCTTTCACTTGTTGAGAGTAATCTATCACTCTCTGACTCGCTTGTCAAGTCTATCAGACTATCGGCGTGTCGTGTTATCTGTTGCGGGGTTCGCCCGCTATCTGATGACAAGGACAACAATACCCCATGAGACTAGGCGTGTCAAGTCGAAATCGTGTGATGTCGGTCACATCTTTCCTGTGAGTTTCCTGAGAGTTACCTGAGAACTTCCTGAGAATTATTATAGCCCCCCAAGTCTGAGAATTAACTGAGAGTTTCCTGTGAGCCCCCTGTGTGTCGGGTGGACTGTCTGTAAGTCTATAAATACCTAAACCGCTTAATCTCTTTATGGTTTTGTCTCTTTGTCGACATTTTGACCCCACATTATTTAATTTTGATAGGCAGGGGGTATATAGTATCCCAATAAAAATTTCTGTTATATCGTCATAGCCCCCTGCCATATAGGTCAGTTACCCCCTAATTATAGTCCTGACCAGGACTTTTAAAAATATTTTTACTTTGGTTGTTCGCTTTTACGATTTGAACAGGTTATCTTATATGTATAGAAATACATATACGGAGTCGCTCCGTTTAAGACTCCGCGACTCCTATATATAATATAATATATAATAATATGGGGAAGTTCTGCCGTTAATCGGCCAGCGTTAAATGACTGTAAATGATGGGGACAACTGATGGGTAGAAAACCTGGGATTCAGAATATCCCTAAGCGCGAGGCGCAAGAAAAGGCCTTGCAGCAATTGAGTCAGGGTAGCACTATTACCCAGGCTATGGCCTCCGTGGGCCGCTCAGATGTGGCATTTCGCCAATGGTGTGCAACTGACCCTGAGTTCAAAACCCGTGCCGAGGCTGCTCGCCTCGAAGGTAAAGGCATCAAGACCGACCTAAAGGAGCTAGGGGATATTTCCTTCCCCGACTTCTCTGAGCAGTTTCTAGACACTAAACTCTTTGAGCATCACCTTGATTGGGTAGATTTGATTGAGGGCCGTGACCCTCGCTGGTTGGACCCAGCCATGACCTACGAGCCAGGAGCGGCTAACCGTGTTCTCATTAACGTACCGCCTGAGCATGCTAAGAGTACGGTCATTACGACTAACTACGTCGTTTATAAGATTGTTACCAACCCCAACGCGCGAGTCATTATTGTTTCTAAGACTCAGGGTATGGCTCGCAAATTCCTTGGCGCAATCAAAACAAGACTTTCCCACCCAGCCTTCACCAAACTCCAAGTAGCCTTCGGCCCAAATGGAGGGTACAAGGCAGACTCAACACAATGGTCTGCTGACATGATTTATCTGGGAACAGGACGCGACTCTGGTGAAAAGGACCCAACGGTCCAAGCCCTAGGTATGGGCTCACAGATTTACGGTGCTCGCGCTGACCTGATTATTATCGACGATGCTGTGATGGGCTCAAACGCTCACGAGTGGGAAAAGCAGCTCGAGTGGATTCAAAAGGAAGTTATTACCCGCCTTGGGCGACATGGTAAATTAATTATCGTTGGCACTCGAGTTGCACCAATTGACCTATACAAAATGCTACGTGACC